TGCGCGGCACTGCGCTCGGTGTGGAACTTGTCGAGATCGGACTTTTTTGTTTCTTTCGTTTTCATGATGTAACTATACCACAGATTAACAGGAACGCAAGTTTTATTTTCGTTTTTTTTCTCACTTCATTATCGTGAGCTTGTCGAGTGCATCGACACCGAAGTCGATGCCGAAGGGCGAAGGCTTTGACAGATCGCCCCAGTCTTCGATCTCGTCAAGTAGTGAAGTGGCAAGCGATGCCCAACAGTCGCGAGAGAATCCCGCTGTAGCGTTGGCACACACACGACGAACAACCAAGTCCACCGCATCAGTTGCGGCATCAGGGAACTTAGTTGTAAGGTGATCGAACAAAAGCTCGCCATCTTCATTGGCGAAGCGAGGAGCGAGACGGACGGCATCGGATATAAGTTTTGCTAACATAGATTTTTTATTTATTGTTTATTTATTTATTACTTCGTAAGTATACCACAGATTGAGGAAAAAGTCAAGGGGAAAAGTGTTTTTATTTTGTTTTTTTATTCGCTCTCATGAGCGATGAAGAACCAACCAAGACCTTTACGGTCAACTTGTGCGATCCACTCCTCGCACTCTTCGCGAGTTCCGTAGAACTCATCATCAAGAGAGTAGTTGTGGTAAACAACGTATTTATTTGTTTTAATTTCCATGCTGTAAGTATACCACACTTTCACAGAAAAAGCAAGCTTTATTTTGTTTTTTTATCACTTTTTTTGACGGGTGGCTAGGGGAGGGTTTTTTCAGAATTCTTGACTTTTTACTTGACAGCCGCAGCGCGGGGGGGTGGTGAATTCTATAAACAAGAAGCCTTTCATTCAGTTATTCGTGTAAAAAAGAACATACATGTCATTCAAGTATAAAAACTCATTATTGTTGGGTCATATAGAACTTACAGAAAAACAAAGTCAATTCCACAAGATAATGAGAAACCCTGAAACGCGGGTAGTATTTATTAGTGGGCCAGCAGGAACGGCGAAGACATTTATTTCTGTTTATACAGCTTTATATAAACACAATAAGGACAATCTGCTTAAAATACTCTATTTAAGAAGCTTGGCTGAGAGTGCGGATAAGGGGATGGGTTTTCTGAAAGGGAGTATGGATGATAAATTTAATCCTTATATTGGACCTTTAGAAGATAAACTGGATGAACTTTTAAATGCACATGAAAAACACCAATTACAACAGCGGGATGCGGTAGATGCGGCCCCGATTAACTTTTTAAGAGGTGCAACGTGGAAAAATAAAGTTGTTATTGTAGATGAGGCTCAGAATATGAGTGTAAAAGAACTTACTACAGTGATAACCCGTATAAGCACTAACTCTACATTATATATATGTGGAGACACAATGCAGAGTGATATTAATTGCACAGGATTTGAGAGATTCTGCAAGGTCTTTGATGATGAGGAGAGTAAGGGATACGGAATACATCACTTACAATTTACTAAAGATGATGTCATGAGAGACAAAATTATAAGCTATTTAGTAGATAAAATTGAAAAAAGTGATTTAAATAAATAAAATTAGCCATGAATAAAGTTTTTTGTGTATCCTGTGGGTTTAAGATCCTTTATGAAGTAAATAAGCCTAAATTTTGCTCTAATTGTGGGGAAAGCATTGGAGTAGTTTCTAAATCATCAAACAAAGAGGAGCCTGAACCAGAGGATTCGTTAGACATTGATGTAGAAAAACTTAAGAAAGGTATAAGTATAGAGGAATCGAAGAGGGCGACCACCTTGAAAGAGATTTGGTCATCCGTGACACCTTCAGAGGCTCAAAATCCTCCTGAATCCATGTCTAGGGCGGCTTTCAAGGGTCCAGATGGCCAAGAGCTTTTAGATCAAACTATTAAAGATTGTTCCTCCTCTCGTATGAAAGACGTAGATGAATGAGGATTTCGATAGTCAACGAGAAGATCTAGAGGAACTCCTTAAAAAATATAGACCAAAATGGCAGTTAAGTGCGCTAGCATGGATCGACTATGATGATGTCTGTCAAATAATTCGTCTACATATTTACAAAAAGTGGCACCTTTGGGATCAATCTCGTCCATTTAAGCCTTGGGCTTCTATGATAATATCCAATCAGATTAAGAATCTGATTAGGAATAATTATTCTAGTTTCGCAAAGCCATGTTTGCGTTGCCCTCATAACATGGGTGCTAATAATTGCGACTTAACTAAGAGTAAGGAGCAAGACGAGTCCTGCCCTGATTTTGCTAAGTGGAGAAAAAAGAAAGAAAGGGCGTTCAATATAAAGCTCCCCGTCTCCCTAGAGGAAGGGACTTCTACGGGGACGGCATCACTTAAGGACTTTCTTGACTATCAAAAGTCCTCAGAAAAACTGCATAAGCTTGTCATGGAACAATTAAACGAAAAGCATAAAAAAATATATTACATGCTTTACATAGAGAACATAAATGAAAATGACGTAGCTAAAAAGTTTGGTTTCAAGGCAGACTCGGCCAAGAGAAAAAGCCCAAGATACAAGCAGATGGCTAATTTAAAAAAGAAATTTTATGCAATAGCTGTTAAAATTATAAAGAACCACGACATCATATGAATAATATAGAATTAACAGATCAGCAAAAAACTCAAATTGAAGAAGAGTTTTCTAAAAATCCTGATTTAAAACATATTACTCAAACTGTTTTTAATGATGAGTCGTTAGATGGTAGGTCTAAAGAAGGAAGAGCGGTTAGGGCATTTTTAATTAATAATAATTTAACTTTTACAACTACTTTAGCTCCAAGAGTTGAGGAAGTAGAGCTTGAGACCGATCAAAAGGAGTTCTTGATGAGCAATAATGTCGAAAGGGGCATGAATGCTTTAGAGGTAGCTAGGTTAACTTTTAAAGATAGGGAGATACAACCATTAAGCCAACAACATAGAACTGTAATGGAGTTCCTTCGTCGTTACAGGCCAGAAATTGTTGATGATAATGAGATGCTGACTAACGATAAGTGGTCTCCACCAAAATCTCTATCTAGAGCAATAAAAAAAGTTAACGATTGGGCTGGTCAATCATTTGATGAAATATCAATACAGACAAAGCAAAAGAAAATGTGCGAGAAGCTTTTATTTTATTTAAAAAGCCCTCGTTTTGTTCATTTTATAAATCAATATTCAATAATCGCAGATAGGGATTTATTTGAGAGTGAATTTGTAAGAACTGTTTGGGATAAGCCAGATTTAACAAACGATGAGTTAAATTTGTATATCACCGTCTGCACAAACTACGTCAGGCAAAAACATATTCAGCAACGCATCGACAAATTGAACACAATGCTCAATGACACCGATAATGAGCGAGATTTAACATTACGTCTTACTGAGCTTATAAAGGCCACCAGCGAGGAGTTGAATCAATGTGAGAAAAGAATCGAATCTTTAACGAAAGACCTTAATGGAAGCCGTCAGGCGCGTTTAAAGGCAAGAGGAGAGCAGAATGGGAGTATTGCTGCACTCGTTGAGGCTTTTCAGGAGAAAGAAGAGCGTGATCGCATGATAATGATGGCAGAAATGCAAAACAAGTTAATAGAAGAGGAAGCTGACCGACTTGAAACGATGGACGAGTATAAGGCTCGTATTTTAGGTATCTCTAAAAAAGAAATATTGTAATGGAATTCACTTGTCTAGAGTGTAACAAAAAGTTTGATAACAAGAGGAGCTTTCACGCGCACCTGAAAGCTCACGCTCTCACTATTGGTGATTACTACGTCAAACACTACGAAAGAAAAGATTTGTATTCGGGTGAAAAAATCCCTTTCAAATCTTACGATCAATACTTTAGGGATAATTTTATCAGTTATGATAATTTTAAGTTATGGATGGACTCGGCTCCAGAGGAAGATGTCAAAAATTACCTCAAAGAGAAAGCGAAACAAAAATTTGACTTAAAGGGGATAAAAAGCTCTCCACCTAACCTTTTTTATGATTTGTCAGAGATGGCTGGCATTTATTATTATAAAAAACTATGGGGGTCTTATAAAAATTTCTTGGATGAGCTAGGAGTAGGTAATCATTTTTGCGGGGGACTGCCTAGAGATTTCTGGAAGGTTGATAGAAGTAGTATTCCTTTGTTTACTGATACAAGAGAAAAAGCTCCGTTGAAATTTAAAGACTCTATAATTAACAAATTAGATTTCGGGGATTATACAGCTAGAGGTGATTACTATACATCTACATTTGTAGATAGAAAAGCTCAGGATGATTTCAGGCAGACCTTCGGGAAAGATATAGATAGATTCAGGAGAGAGATGGATAGGTGTGTTCAGTTTAATTCATATATGTTTGTAGTAGCAGAGACAACTATTAGCAAACTAGAAGAACACAATAAAAAATCTAAATTCAAATCTAACTTAGGGTATCTGTGGCACAATGTTCGCAATCTGCTTATAGATTACCCGAAAAACCTACAAATCATTTTTGCACACAATAGAGCAGGAGCTAAAAAAATCATTCCACTAATTCTGCACTATGGAGACGGATTGTGGAATACAGATTTACAATATTTTATAGACGAACGAATAAATGTCTTGGAAAAAGGGAAAACAAGGATATCGGTTTGAGCATTCGTCAGTTAAGCTGAACGAAGAGCTTTCGGCCATAGAAGATAGCATCAAAGAAGAGGATGCTAAGTATTTGCTGTATAAGTTTCTACGGAACAATATAGCATTTACCTCTGAGTTATTTTTAGGGGTTAAATTATTTCCGTTTCAAGCAATGGCCATCAAAGGGATGATGGTTTCTGACTACTCCATGTTCGTATTTTCGCGGGGTATGTCGAAGACATTCTCTACAGCCATTTATGTTTTACTAGAGTGTCTGCTTAATCCTAATGCAAATATAGGTGTTATTGCAGGTAGCTTTAGGCAATCAAAACAGATCTTCCAAAAGATGGAGGATATTGTTAGTAAACCCGAAGCTAGTCTTTTAAAAGAGTGCGGTTTTAAAATAACCAAAGGAACTGACCAGTGGACATTAACTTTAGGTAAGGCTAGGGCGATAGCCCTTCCGTTAGCTAATGGTGAAAGGCTCCGTGGATTTCGATTTAACAGGATTGTATTGGATGAGTTTTTAACTATACCTGAAAAGATATTCAATGAAGTTATTATACCATTTCTTGGTGTGGTAGAAAACCCCACTGAGAGAGAGGAGTTATACAACTTAGAATCCAAATTAATCGACAAAGGCGAGATGAAGGAAAGAGACAGATATATCTGGCCTAACAACAAGTTAATAATTCTTTCATCTCCATCATTTAAGTTTGAGTATATGTATAAACTTTATAAAAAATATGAAGAGTTGATATACGGGAATTCAGTAAAAGAGGGTGACGATGAGGACGATTTTAAAGATGATGCTTATAGGTTAATAATGCAGTTAAGTTATGACTGCGCTCCATCAAGACTATATGATCAAAACCTGCTTAAACAGGCTAAAGCCACTATGAGTGAAATGCAGTTTAAGAGAGAATTTGGAGCACAATTTATAGATGAAAGTGATGGATATTTTAGATTATCAAAAATGGCGGCTTGCACGATACCAGATGGAGAGTTTCCCGCAGTTGAGGTCGTGGGTAACCCCAGTGATGAATACTTGTTATCTTTTGACCCAAACTGGGCTGGCAATACAAGTGCCGACCATTTTGCAATGCATGTTTACAAAATAGATAGAGACGCGCAAAAAGTCTGCGTAGTTCATGGATATGCCATAGCTGGAGTTTCTCTAAAGCAGCATATGGAGTATTTCTTATACTTAATACAACATTTTAATATTGTTGGTATATGCGGTGACTATAATGGAGGGGTTCAGTTTATAAATTCTTGCAACGAGAGTGCTTTGTTTAAAAAGGAAAATATAAACATAGGGGTTATTGATGTTGATTTAGAGAAGCCAGAAAACTGGCATTCAGACATTTTATCTTTTAAAAATCAATATAACAGAAAAGGAAGAAACTACTGCATCTTAAGGAAACCCACATCAAACTGGATAAGAAATGCTAATGAAATGTTACAGGCTGCTATAGATCATAAAAGAATATTATTTGCTTCTAGGGCTGTGGATGCTCATTTTGACGAACAAAGGAAAAAGAATTTACCAATAGAAAAACTAAAGTGGGATATAAAAGCGCCAAAGGCTTCTAAGGGAGCAATGATGATCGACTTAATTGATCATCAAAAGTATGTGGTTGAACTTACAAAGTCAGAATGTGCTAATATTGAGGT